CGAGGAGGTCAATATCGAGGTGCTCCGCGAAGTCAAGGCAGCCCAGCACATGGTCGAGATTGTCGGCTTTGTAGAATTTGATTCCAAGGTCGAGAACGCACAGAAAGTAGCCAAGCTGGTGAGCAAATAAGAGAGGAGCGTAACCTATGACAAAGATTAAGGTTTTAAAGCCTTTTACGTCATCCGGTCGCTGCTATAACGCAAATCAGATCTACGAGGTGGAGGACGGTCACGCCCGCGACCACATAGCAGGCGGTCTTGTCAAAAAGGCGGAGGCGGATGCCGCCTCGACTACAAAAAGCACCACAAAGAGCACGGCAAAAAGTACGGCTAAAGCTCCGGCGAAAAAAAAGTGAAAAGGCGGTGAGAGTCTGTGAAGGTAAGCGAGATTACAACGGAGACGCTGCGGGAATACCTGAAGACGGACGAGGACAGCGCGAGCCTCCAGCTTTTTTTGGATGGTGCAAAATCTTACGTCGCAGGTTATGCAGGTCTTGATGATGAGCAGATGGATGGAAGCGATGACATCGCTCTCTGCGTCCTTGCCGTCGCGTCGGACATGTATGACCAGAGACAGACGCAGGTCGGCGTGAATAACTCGTACATCAATCGGCTGGTCGACTCCATGCTTTTTATGCATTCGCGCAACCTTTTGTAGGAGGTGGTTCCATGTATGTCTTAAATGCCGGAAGGCTCCGCCGCAGGGTCACATTCCTCCAATATGCAAACACCGTAGATGAGTATGGCAGGACCGTGCAGACGCTGGAAGAGTATGCGACAGTCTGGGCGGAGATAAAACCCATGAGGGGCTTTGAATACTTGGAATATTACCGCGAGAAAAACAAGGTCCAGACAAAGCTCACCTGCAGGTACCGGAATGACATAAATGAGAACATGGTGGTCCGCTTTAACGGGAAGCTCCATGAGATTACCGCGATCATTGACGTTGAGGACCTGCATACGGCACTGGAGATTATGGTGCAGGAAAGGGTCGGTGAGGATAAGAATGTCGGAGACAGCAGCATTTGAACTGGACGGATTAGAGGAGCTTGCGGCGGATCTGCAGAAAGCATCCTCACTCTATCCGGATGAGACAAAAAAAGCCATGAAGACAATGGCTGCAAATTTTTGTAAGGACGTAGCAGCCAAGGAGCCGGACTATGACGATATCCTGGCGACAAAGCAGTGGAAGAAAGAAGTCTCTTCTGCCGCAAACAACAGCACTGTCGAGGTCGACATTACAAATACCCACCCGCTTCATCACCTGCTCGAAAACGGTCACGAAAAATGGTTTATGGGAAATCACATCGGCGGATGGGTACCGGGTAAACACTACACCGAGAAGACCCGGCAGGAGTGGAATTCGAACGGAAAGGTGGCAGAGGAGCTGGATGAAGTCATGAACAAGGTCTTTAAGAAGGTGAATCTATGACGGTACTTGATATTCTCGCAGCCGGGAACGCGCTGCTGCAGAACTATTACAAAAACGAGATCCCTGTATATGGGCGGGAGGTGTCTGATGGATACAGCACCCCCGCCTTTTTTACGGAAGTTGTCACAAACAGATACCAGTACGGGACCACCTGCCACGCATCCCTTACCTGCTCCTTTAAGATCACTTACTTCCAAAAGCTCCCCGACTCCGTGGACCAGATGAAAAAGGTCGAGGAGATCCGCAAAATCTTCGGACAGAAGCTGCCGGTCGGGGACAGGAAGATCACCGTGTCCGGATATGACGTCGGCTACACCGGCGAAAGAAACAATGTATTGCAAATTACGATTGACCTCGGCACCATCATCGACTGGATCCGCGAAGAGCAGACCGGAATTGACGATGCGGGCGAAGTCAGATTAAACCTTTTAGAGGAGGGATAAAAATGAGTGATATTAAAGCGCCAAGCGTCAACATTTCATTCATCGAAAAGGCGATCAGCGCGATTACCAGGGGCAACCGAGGGATTGTTGTCGTGGCAATCAAAGAGGAGACACCGATCGCCGTAACAACGGTCACCTCGGCAGCGGATATTCCATCCGGCTTATCAGATTTTAACACGGAGCAGATCAAATTCGCACTGGTCGGATATTCAAATGCGCCGCTCAAAGTCATCGTCTACTGCATGGACGCGGATGAGGAAAAGCTGGATGACGAATACACGAAGATGATGAAGTATCTGGAGACAGCCGTGTGGACGTATCTTGCCATTCCTACCGTCGAAACGGACGGTAAGACGGAAGACATCGCAAGCTGGATCAAGAGCTGCCGAACCACCAAGAAAAAGCTCTTTAAGGCAGTGCTGCCGAACAGTGCAAGCGACTGCGAGGGCATCATCAATGTACCAAGCTCCCTTTTTATTGGGGACACCGAGTACACACCGGAGCAGGCATGCGCAAGGGTGGCAGGGCTTATCGCAGGCACAGCGATTACAATCAGTGCCACGTATGCGTCGCTCACCGACTTTGACGACTGCACGCGTCTTACTCCGGATGAGGAGGATGCAGCCGTGTCCGCCGGTAAATTTGTATTTACCAATGACGGCGAGAAAGTAAAGGTTGTAAGAGCCGTCAACAGCTTTGTGACCACGACAGACACCAAGGGTGACCAATTTAAAAAGATCAAAATTGTTGAGGTTATGGACATGATCTCCGACGATATCCGTACGACAGCCCAGGACAGTTATCTTGGCAAGTATGTAAACAGCTACGACAACAAATGCCTCCTGATCACGGCAATCAACGGCTATCTGGACAGCCTTGCTACGCAGGGAATCCTCTCCGGCGGCTCAGTCGAGATCGACGTGGACGCGCAAAAAGCATACTTCAAGGAAAAGGGCGGCATCGTCAAGCTCGAAGACGGGACAGAAAAAGCCCTCGATGAATGTACAGATGACGAGATCAAGAGGGCAAACACCGGTACCTTTGTATTTTTAACAGGCACGCTTTCCATCCTCGACGCGATCGAAGATATTAAGCTGCCTATTTACATTTAAGGAGGCGTGAGTGATGCAAGGATTTAACGACGAGCAGGTCATCAATGGCACCTGGGGCGAGCTGTGGATAGACGGAGATTTCATGGCAGAAGTCATTTCTGTCAAGGCGGAGCTGACTGGAAATTACACCGACATCGTAAGAGTCGGACGCCTCACAAAAGGGAAAAAGCTCACCGGACTTGAGGGCAGCGGCGAAGTGAAGCTGCACAAGGTTTCCTCAAAAATCGCGAAGAAAGTCCTTGAGAAATTTAAGGCGGGCAAAGTACCCAAATATACGATCATCAGTAAGCTTGCTGACCCGGACAACGGCGGCACGGAGCGGGTAGCTCTTTCGAACTGCGTGTTTAACAAGTCCACTCTAGTAGATTGGGAAGCTGGAAAGAATGGCGAGGAGACGTATCCATTTACATTTACGGATGCAGAATACCTGGATTCCATCGACTGATTATCAAATTGACCCGGCGGCAAATAGCTGCCGGGCTTATTTTTGCCAAAAAGGAGGAAAAGAATGACAACTGTTGAACTACTCATGGCCGCTGATGTGGAAAAGCTTACAGAGCGACCCACTGCAACACTTGAAGTAAAAAGTCTCTCCAAAAAGCTCGGGGAGCCTTTTGTTGTAACAGTCAAAGCACTCGGCAGCAAAAAATTTATGGAGCTGTCAAGTATTGCACTTAAAGATAACAACACGGCTGACATGTCAAAGATGCCGGACGCGCAGGCGCTCCTGATTGTAGAGGGAATGGTGGAGCCGAACCTTAGAGACAAGGACCTGCAGGAACACTTTGGTGTCAAGACCCCGAAAGATCTGGCTTTTAAGATTTTTGGAGGAGGGGATCTGGCCGCTATTGCTGACTATATTACGGAGCTGAGCGGATACGGTGAGAGCTCTGTCTTAGAAATAAAAAACTGATCGTATCCGATGCAGACACGCACACAGCGTATTTATTGTATCGGATGCATCACTGGAAGCCCAGCGACTACTTTGATATGACCCCGGGACAGCGCAGGGTTGTCCGGGAATTCCTCCGGCAGGAATGCGAGGACATCGAAGAGGAGCTGGACGAATTGAAGAGGAAATAAATAATGGCAGGACGGGTAATAGACGCGACGCTACGTTTTGTAGATAAATTTACATCGCCCATGGAAAAATCCATAAA